TCGATGGCGGCGCAGGCGCGGATCGAGGAAGCGGCGGAGACAGTCGACGGGTTAGAAAAACAGTGGATCCACGCCGGGTGGGGCGAGAAGCGGCCGCGCTTCTATCACGAGATGATCCACGGCGAGCACGTTCCGGTGGACGAGACTTTCGCGGGCAGCGGGCCGAACAGCGACGACGATCTCATGTATCCGGGCGATCCCGCCGGCGCGGCCGAGGACACGGTGAATTGCATGTGCGACGTGACGGCCTGGAGCCCGGCGATGGAGCAGTTCGCGCCGTTGGCGGGAAGCAAGGTGTAGGGCTGTCAGAAGAGAGATTCTTCGCTTCGCTCAGAATTGACAGCGGCAATTTGAGATTTGAGATTTGAGATTTGAAATTTCAGAGGAGGTGATCCAGATGGCGGACAAGAAGGAAGAGGGGAACGGCGAACAGGGAACAGAGAAGACCGAAAAGGCTGGAGCCGCCGTGGAGATCGTGACGGGAACGAAAATGCTGAAGGTGGGCGGGAAAGAAATTCGCGTGCCGGTGACGGCCAAGGTCTCGAAACTGTCCGACCTGAAGCCGGAATTGATTGCGGCCGGCGGTGAGGCCAAGGCGCCGCGCTTCGGCCCGAAGGATGGCCGGAAGTGCGCCATCACTATCGACGGCCAGCGTTTGACGTTCGATAAGCTAGGCAACCTGGTGTTGTAGCCGAGACCTGCTTTCCAAAGATCTGCGGCTCGACGCCAAGAAGCGAGAAAGCAAGGAAGCAAAATCCTGAAGGAGGAAAAAGCAATGAGAGAAAATCTGAAATCGCGGGCCAAGGGCACGATGGTAGGGCTGGGAGTTTTCCTTCTGGCTTCCTGCTTCTGTCTCTTGGCTCCTTCGTTCGCTCACGCCCAGACATTCGGCAAGTTCCGCACGGCGCTCGAGTACCCCAGCGTGGATGCGCCCACTTGCCTGTTTCCGCAGTTGATTTCGAGCTCGGAGCCAGCATCGCTGAGCGTCACCTGCTACGACGGCAACGTTTATTTCGGCGCCGGAGCAGTGGCGGCGGGGAGCTCGTCGGGAACCACGCTGACGATGACCGCCAGCATGTCGAGCTGCCCCACCAGCGGGCAGTGCAACTTCATCTACTCGGATAACACGGGAACGCTGCACGTTACCACCACCCTCGCGACGGCGTTCAGCGCTACCACGGCGCCGCTCTATTTCGTGCAGACGAATGGCACGACGGTAACAGCGGCGCAGCCGCAGTGGCGAAGCACTTTGCCCACGGCGCAGACTTCCACCACGGCGATGGGCGTGATCACGGCCACCAGCATCGCTGCGGGCGCGGGCACCTCGACGGGAGCCGGTACGGCCATCAACACTTTCGCGGATACGGCGGCCAACACCGGCACCGGCGCCATGGTCTCGATCACCAGCGGCGCGGGCTCATCGGCTGGAACCGCGTCGAGCACCGGACTGCTCACAGTCGCTCCCGGCGCTGGGACGGCGGCTACTTCGCCGGCAGCCGGCGCCACGGGCCTCCAGGTAACAGCCGGGGCGGGCGGCGCCACCAGCGGCGGCACCAACACGGCGGGCGCGGGCGGCACTAACGTCATCGTGGCCGGCGTGGGCGGCGCGGGCAACAGCACCGGAACGGGCGGGGCGGGCGGCGCCAACACCATCACCGGCGGAGCGGGCGGCGCGAACTCGACGGCCGGGTCAACGGGCGGGGCGGGCGGGGCCCTGACGTTTGCCGGCGGAGCGGGCGGTGGAACCATTACGGGCGGTGCGGGTGGCGCGGTCTCGATCACGGGTGGCGCGGGCGCCAATGGATCATCGGCAGGCGGCACGGGCGGCGCGCTCACTCTCGGCTCGGGCGCTGCCGGGTCCGGCGGTACCGGTACGGTTGGGGCGGTCACCATCAAGCAAGGCGCGAACAACATCCTCGCCACCACTGCCGCGGGTGCGACCACACTCAGCTCGCAGGGCACTAACCAGAACCTCAACCTCACGCCTTCAGGCAGCGGCAGCGTGGTCTTCACCACGCCGGTTGTAGGCGAGCTCGAGCCCTCCGTGGCAGTCGCCGGCACTCTCTCGCCCACTTGCGCTCAATCGGGCTCGCTGATCCTGGTGGGCGCGACCACTGGCGAGGTGGTGACGCTTCCCGCCGCCAGCGCCTCGACGGTTGGCTGCTGGTGGGATTTTGTCGTGACCGTGTCGAACACCAGCAACTACAACGAAATTGCCACCACCGGCTCAAACTATCTGCTGGGCGCTGTCGAGCACTCTGCCACCGGCATCGCGCCGCTCAGCTTCTGGGCGGATGGCACTTCCATCAAAGCGATCAAGATGGATGGCGCGCATTTGGGCGGCCTGATCGGCAGCGTTTTTCACATCGTCGGAATCTCTGCGACCCAGTGGGAAATCACCGGCCGGAACGAGTGCACGTCCACCTGCACTACGGCCTTTAACACCACGCCCTGAAAGAGCAGTGCCAAGCGGCGAGTGACGAGGAGCAAGGCGATGAAACTGGAAATCGGAAAATGGAAATTGGCGGCGATCATCGTGCTCGCCGCCGTGGCGCCCCTGGTTTGGTTGGCGGCGACGTACCCGAGCGGGCCGCTGCTGCAGCCCTTCGCTTCCGTGGTCGATACCCAGACGATCACTGTAGCCGGGGCCACGATTACGAGCAATCCCATCACCGTGCCTTACGTCAAGTCCGCTCATATCTCCTGGACCTTCGGCGCGGTGGTGGGCAGCTATACCGGCTGCACCGTCCAGGCGAAGACTGCCTATGACGGCATCAACTTCACCACGCTGGGCAGCGCCGTCTCCATCACGGTGGCCGGCAACACCATCGAGGAGTGGGACATCTACGAGCAGATGGGGAGCAGCTCCGGAGTCACCACCACCACGCCTAGCACGTCGGCGGCGCTGAGTTTCGGGCAGGTTACTGAATTCGTGCTCGCCTGCAGCGGCTACGGGACGAGCGCGGCCGTGACGCAGAACGTGATCTATCGGTAGTTTTCAGTTCTCAGTTTTCAGTGATCAGTAAGGAAAGAACTGGTCTTCGAACTGAGGGGCTTCTTATGGCAATTCGCTATCTGGTTCCTGACGGCACGCACCTGCCGGTGACCGGCGAGGATGGCAAGCCCGATCACTACTTGATGGGCGCGGCATGGGCCGCGCTCCACGGGGGATATCGCGGCAACAAGTACGAAGGAGCGGACAAGGACAAGGCGATCGCGGCGCTGAAGGCGCTCTACAAGAGCGAGGGAATGGACACGCCTGGCGATGGGGGAGCCAAGCAGTCGTACCGCGCGCAGATGCCCTGCCGCGTGCTTCAGTCGCTGGATGCTGAGGGCGCCCTTTGGGACGTGGAAATCACCAAGGTCGGCCCGTGCGATGGAACTCCGGCGCTTGACTGGCCGGCCGAGGTGCTGGAACGCGATAAGCAGGTGTTCCAGGGCATGGCGTCTTACATCAATCACCTCACCGATAGGGATCTCCGGGAAGGGCGCGGACACTCGATTGACGATTTGCTGGGGCACATCGAGAATCCGCGCATGGGTGATGGCGCTCTGATTGGCACACTCCACCTGCTGAATCCGGCCGTATGGGGCCCGAAGTTTCGCGCCTACCAGAAGCTTCCGCCGGGCATTGCCGGGATGAGCACCGACGTGCGCTTCCTGCCCGCCAAGGAGCGTGGCGTCGGCGGACGGCAGAAAGTGGCGGAAATCATCCGTAGCGTCAGCAACTCGCTTGACCTGGTGACGCCGCCCGGAGGCGGCGGACGCATCTTGCGCGCCGTGCAAGCCGAGGGAAACGAAGAATGGGAAGAAGTCAAGGCCGTCGCGGAGCTCGACCCAACCGCGCGGACGAGCAGAGGAGGTTTGACTATGAAAGAGAAGATTCAGCGCATCCTCCAGGCGATCAAACGCCTCGATCCCGCGCGGGGTGCGAAGGTTGAGACGGAGGTGGCCTCGTTGGATGAAGAGAAGCAGTTCGAGCACGTCACTCAAGCGCTGGGCGAGATCGAGCCCCAGCGCGTGCAGCAGAAGAAATGCACGGAGTGCGACGCCGAGCTGACGCCAAACAGAAGTTCTGCCATCAGTGCGGGGCAAAACAGAAGGCTTCCGACAGCGATGGGGACGAGGGGAAGCAGGCGGGGAAACAATCGGCGATCAGCGCCGAAGATCGCGCGGCGATCGCCAGCGCCGGCAATATCGCGAGGCAGCTTCGCGTGACCCAGGCAGCACTGCGGCTGGGCGAGAAGCTCACCGAGTCGCGGCTGCCCAAACCGCTGAAGGACAAACTCGCCAAACAGTTCAAGGACCGCGAATTCACGGATGAGGAGCTGACGGCGGAAATCGCGGAAGTCCGGCAGGCCTACGCCGCGCTGGTTCCGCAGAACCGCATCAGCCAACAGTCGGTTGATCTGGGCCTGCAGAGTGAAGACAAGCTGCAGATTGCCATGGACAAGCTCTGGGGCGTCACCCGCGAGATGGACGTCAGCTACGACGAGCGCGGCGCCCTGCGGGTGAAGCAGGGCAAGCCATATCCGTCTTCTGACATACCCGGCTTCCGCGGCATTCGCGAAGCTTACATCGCCTACACGGGCGACAGCGACATCAGCGGCGATCCCACCAAGGTCCGGCGCGTGACGCAAATGGAATCGCTTGCCGGGTTCCCATTGGCGCTAGGCAACACTTTGAACCGCCTCCTGGTGCGCGAGTACGGCGTGGTGGATTACCACTGGCGCGAGATCGTTTCCCAGATCACCGCGCCCATCGACTTTCGTACGCAGGAGCGGGTCCGCACCGGCTACCTGGGCGATCTTTCCTCGCTCTCGGAAGATCAGCCCTACACGGAAATCAGCACCATCACCGACGAGCAGGCCACCTACAACGTCGGGACGTTCGGCAACACGCTTACCATCACTCGCCGGGCGATCATCAACGACGATATCGGGCTGATGAAGCGCAACGTCAGTCTGCTGGGCCGGGCCGCGGCGCGCACTTTGGCGCAACAGATCTGGAACCAGCTCATCAATAACGTCACCTACGGCCCCGATGGGCTCACCGTGTTCCACGCCAATCACAACAACCTCGGCACGCAGTTGATGGATAACGTGGCCGACGCCATCGTGGGAGTCGAAGCGATGAAGCAGGCCATGTACCTGCAGACCGAAAAAGACTCGGGCAAGGTGCTGGCGCTGCAGTTGAAGTTTTTGGCGGTTCCCATCCAGTTGCAGTCGAATGCCCTGCAACTGAACAACTCGGAGTTCACCGTCAACGCCGCCAACGTCCGCGCCGACAACCCCTACTACCACTATTTCGGCGGCCGGGGCTACATGAGTTCATCGGACACAGAAGGGGGCGGGGTTCCCGCCGGCATCCTGACGATTCCCCTGATCACCGATGCCGTCGAGTACTTCGGGTTCGCCAATCCCGACGAGGTGGATACCATCGAAGTCGGGTTCTTGCAGGGACGCCAGGCGCCGGAATTCTTCCTGGCGGATAACCCGCTGGTGGGCTCGATGTTCACCCAGGATCGCATCGTTTACAAGGTGAGGTTCGAGTTTGGAACCACGGTGCTCGATTTCCGTGGCATGTACTTGCAGAAGAACAGCTAGAAGAAGTTGACAGTTGACAGTCGATAGTTCAGAACTAACTGTCGGCTGTTGACTGTGGACTGTGAACTATGGGCCCCATCGTCATCACCGGCCCCATCAGTGGTCCGCTCCAGACCACTTACGCCCACAACCTCGGGTACGCGCCGGCGAACGTCTACGTGCAGGCAGTGCAAGCGGGCACGGCGGGCGCCGGCGCCGTCACACTGGTGGCGCCTTATTGGGACGCCACCTACGTTTACCTGA